AACTTCTCAAAAGGTCGGATCAGAAAAACTGTTCCATGAAAAATGGATTGATATGATCATGGAAGCCGGCAGACAGTCAAAATGGACTGGGTGGATTTACAAAATTCTTGGAACATTAATTGCAGTGGCCTTTGCTTTTGTTGATTGGTTGAATACTCTTATGAGACCTGCTTTAACAATGTATTTAGTTGTTGCTACAACTTATATAACATTTATTACTTATACTATACTAAAGTCAACCGGATCTGGAGTATTAACTTCATATCAAGCCGTTGAATTATTTACACTTGTTGTAAACGCTGTAATTTACTTAACTGTATCTTCCGTTACTTGGTGGTTTGGCGATAGAACAATGTCGAAATACTTGCAATCACAAGGTGCCAAAAATAATAGAAATATAACTAGTTCACCAACACCAGGTAGAAAACCTGGTAACCCTGGTAACAAACCAGGAGGAGGCGGAGATGTCGATCTTTAATAGATGGAGAACTCCACCGCCACCACCTCCGATATATAGAAGACAGCCTCTCGCCACGGCTGCCTTGGTTTTTACTATTGTCGGAACACTTATTTTGGGACCAGTTGGATATTTATGGAATGGAATGGCTGAAGAATTAAAAAGCGTTAAAGTAGAAAACAAAGAAACCAGAGGTGCTATTGTTCAGAATCAACTTGCAATCAAAGAATTGTTAACCAGACAGCAAATGATTATAGCACCAAAGGAAATAACAGTACCAAATCAAATTTATAAAAAACCAGTACCCCCCGAACTATATAATAACTATATGGATTTGACGGGTGAAAGGAAACAGGGATATAAAACATACTTAGAAGGATTGGGATATGATACCAGGGGGTTGCCCGACTAATGGAAGATCTACTACTTGAAACAATTAGCGGAGTTCCATGGATAATATTATTAAAGTTTTCAGTTGTTGCGATTTTAGCTTTGATACTAAAGAGATACTTTGAAAATTTTGCTTCTTATTTTATGTTTCGAGCAAATAAAGATTTGGGAAAGAATGTAAAAGTAAAAATAGATGGTGACATTGGGTATATAATCCACTATTCGTGGCGTTTTATTTATGTAAGATTGATAGAATCAGGAAATGAATTGGTTATTCCAATTACCAAATGGACTTCATATAGATGGGAAGTTTTTAAAAATGGTAATACAAAAAAGAAATAGAAAGGAATGTTTGATGGACTATAAAGAAAAGGCTATTAATTTATTAGAGAATAATATGACAGAGAAGGCATTTAAACTCTGGAAAGGAATACACTCAAGATTGCCTGACGCTTGGACAAAACCAACTTCATCGACCGGTAAATATCATAAAAAACATAACGGCGATGTTCCGGTCCAAGCTGAGCACGTTTATCATATGTTGTTTTCAACAGTTAAACTGTTTAGAATGTTTAATATTACTACAAAAACAACAGATGCTGATAAACTTTTATTTGCTGTGGCGCTTCATGACTCTTTGAAATATGGAGAATTAGGAACCAGAAAACATACAGATAAAGCGCATGATAAGAATGCTGCGGATATGGTTTCACAAAACAAAGAGACATTCCAAAAGATTTTATCTGAGGAACAATTCTTTGTCATGGAAGAAGCGATCAGATTTCACTCTGGACAGTGGAGCACAGATGTTCCAAAGGATAAACCCTTTACATTTAGCGATTATAATCCAGAGACACTTTTTACTCACATGCTTGATATGATGAGTACTGCTGATCTAATTCAAACAGACGTGAGGGAGTAATGAATGGCTACAGCCTTAACATCCTATTCATTGGTGCCAGAGTTGCAACATTGGTTCCACAACTTCGTAGTTAACTCGAAGATTAACAAATATCGAGTTCCCCCTCCTGTAAATATTCCGGTAGAATACCTTGGATTAAACTCATTTATTTGTATGTTATTTAATGACGAATACATGCAATCAGATTATGAGTATAATTATCTTGCTGAAACAAATGCATTTTGTATACCAAGAGTTGCGGCTACTCGACTTCAAGTTTATCCGGGATATGCTGTGTATTTGAAATTAGATCCTGACGGTTCAAACATTTTTAATTTACAAGCAGATGACTTTGCAACATTGGATGCTTTATTAGCATACAGAAATGACGGGACTGCATTAACAGTTATTGATTCAACTTCTGTAAGTTTCATTGGTGATGCAACGGCCGGAATATACATCCTTTATGCGAGCTTAGACGCGCTCACAACAGAGTTATCTAAGATGATATACTTGTATTTAACCTTAAAATTATATGGCAGATTTGAAGAGTACAACAATGATCAGATCATAACAACAGGTGGGCTTCTTGAAACATGTTATGAATCATATCTTATTGATCAATATTTTTGTTTTATGATAGAACGAAGACCTGATTTATTATACAATTGCCCTACTACTTAATAAGGAGAGACGATGGCAAATAGTATTGACTTGGCTGCATTCTGGGAAATACTCAGAGAGATTCAAGGCGAAACCACAGATCTTACGGAAGCTGTTAAAGCTATAGCTAAGAACGAAAGAACAACTTCTCAGAGACTAATGGATATCGTTATTGATCAAATTGCGTATAATTCTCCAGACTGGGAAAGAACAAAGAACTTTCTCCGAGATTGGTATGCAACTCATCGAACTCTCACAACTTTTCAAGCCAATGTTTCAGATCCTTATCAACTTCCAAATGATCAATTAGATGAATTGTTTAGAAGCTTTGGATATGATTTATCATCCATTTTAAGGGATCCGACAAACAACGAAGCCCCTTCTGGTAAGCCAGAGTTTTTCCTTGATCTTGTAAACCTTTATAAAAGAAAAGGTACACCTCAAGCATTAGTTGAAGTTCTTCAATATTATGGAATTACTGATGTTGATGTTTATGAATTGCAATTACAATTTGAAGAACGAGAATCTAAAAATCTGTCTGATTTAGTTTTCAAAGGTAAAGTTGTAGCCGGTACAACTGGGGATAAATCTCCAATATATCTACCATTTAGATTCTTAACTGATAGTGATCCACATTGGCTACAAACAGAAGCACAAATAAGAAATCTATACAATCAAAACATTATAAACTTTCCATCTCAATCTCCATACTTTTCAGTTAAACCATTGTTTGACGAGGAAGCTACAGATGCTGCAACCGGTATCTTAGTACGCCGAGTTCAGGATCAACATGAAACATGGGATGATGCAGGACAACCAGATGAGGGTACTATTGCTGTTCTTCCTCAAGATGCAGTGATAACCATTCTTGGCGAAACCGTATCAATGTTAACTCTTTATTTATCAACCATTTATACATTTAACAAAGAGTTTACTGTTGGAGAAAAACCTGATTCTAAGCGTTTTGTTTGTTATGATGGAACCAGTGTTGATGCAGCAGATATTATGGATGAGTTTGCGGAAATAACAGGGGTGAAGGCTACAAGTAGAGCAGAATGGAGAGCTAGATGGGACCTCTATGTAGAAACATTTTCAAGAGCTATTAATGAAAATTTCTTACGAGCACATGAAGACGCCGGAGATGTTTTAGCTATACTTAATCCATCTGTGAAAACACAACTTGATGGTCTTGCGGCGGATAACATTACTGTATTGGGTACGTTACTTAGAGATCTTGGAGAATGGGTAAGAAACAATATTAGTTATGGCTTTATTAATATGAGCTATATTCTATTCGGTCTTGATTCATTCTTTGCTACACTATCAGATGTGATTGATTTTTGGAAACCATATAGAGCTAGATTAGTTCCTCTTGAGACTATTCAATTTAGAAATAGACTATTCAATTCAATTATTGTGGAAGATAGTTTTTCTTTTGATGTTGAGCAAGATATACATGATTTTGTTACTGGTGATAGTATGCCATGTTGTACAAATCAAGGTATTGATTCAACGACTCCAGTGTGTATTGATTCAACATCTACAAATCTTTTCTATTCAAGAGAAACATATGATTGTGGTTCGTGGCATGATATTGGTGCTGTTACTGATATGCCACAGGAACTATTCATTGAAATTCAAGATGATATTCATACTGCTTTAAGATGTCCTGCATATTATGGTGATGTATATGACGCAAGTAATTTAGGTGCTCCTTTTGCGCCAATTGTTACATCTGAATTAATTAATTATGTTCCGATGGAATTTGATATTGCAAACATTGATGATGGGTCGGATATTGTTAGTGGTACATTCAGAACTATACCATTACCCGGGTATGCTTTAACTATAAATATGTTTAATGACGATGATCCGGATTCTAATGTGTCAACATATGGGCATGTTATTACAGATAAATCTCCTGGATCATTTACGGCAAAATTTTCAGATGTTATGGATTCTGAATTTTATTCAATTTCATATGATCACAGTGACGATGCAACTCTTTCAGGAATTGAACATGTTCCTGACGGAACCAATCGTATAACCATAGCTGTTACTCCACCGGAAACAATTGACAGTACAGCATATACAGTTGCTTTGAGTCTTGAAAATACTGTAGATGCAAACCCATCATTTTACTTTTATTCAATTGTAGAAAGGACATCAACTCATTTTACAGTTAAATTCTCAGGTGATATAGATAGTAATAATTATTATCTAAATTGGATTTTAATTTCTCATGCTCAACAAGGGGTCGAACCTCTTATGCCTGGTTGGACTGAAGTGTTCGTTGCATTTCCTGGTAGTCAATTTGAAGTCAATGATAGTTATGGTGTAAGTCTTACGCTATTAAATACAGTTGATTCAACTTCATCAATCATTCCTTTTGTTGTAGTTGATAAAGCCATTGATGGATTCAGGGTAAAATTTGATAGTCCAATAGATTCACCTAATTATGCGTTAATGTGGTCTCAACCTCTTGATGCAACTCTCATAGCAGAAGAATATAAATACTATCAATCAGGTGGTTTTGAAAACTTTGATGGTGTGCCTGCGTTAGATGGAACATCTTATGTGTATGTTGAAGGTACACAAGGTATCTTTGATTGTACTCACGGTTTTGATCTTGTTCAAATCGAAATAATTGATGATCTTGCATTTCTACAACAAGAAAGTGCTGATCCGTTTAATCTAGATTACATCCTGCAAGAAGACGGCTTCAGAATCCGACTATAACCCCCCCACAGTTTCTAACCATTCCTTCGTTCAAATCTTGTAACCTTTTATTATCTCAGCGTTTTTTCGGTCAATAACTTTATTTTTGAGAACATAATATAAATGCCTTTCTTAAATTAACTATTTTTTAGGAGAAATTGTATTATGGCACAATCGAGTCAGTATAGTTCAGAGATATTGAAACTAGCAGAGACAACTGCTCTAACAAATAGAGAGATTGCTAAGATTGTTGGATGTTCAGAAAAGACTGTTCTTAAATATGCAGGTACATATATTACAAGAACCAAAGCAAAAACAGATTTAGATGATACTGCATGGCAAGTTCAGAAGACTGTATTATTACCAGATATTCATCATCCTTTCTGTGATAAAAGAACTATGGAAGTTGTGAATGAATTTATTTTTGATTATGATCCGGATGAGTTGGTCTATATGGGAGATCAATTATCTCTTGATTGTATTTCATTTTGGAATCGCAATCGTCCTCTATTGAAAGAAGGTCAAAGATTAATAAAAGATTATAATAATTTTAATAAGGAAATATTGAATGTTCATGAAAACTTGACTAGACCTGATATACGAAGAACTTTTATGATTGGAAATCATGAATATCGCATAAAAACATATGTCGATGAACGTCCTGAACTTGAAGGAATGTTAGACATCGAAACTAATTTGAACTTATATGATAGAGGGTATAAGGTTATTCCTTTCAATGGAGTTCATAGGGTTGGAAAATTAATGATTATTCATGGACGATATTGGGGTATGTATCATGCTAAAAAACATGCAGAAGAATTTGAAGGTAATATTGCATATGCCCATGTTCACAATCCGCAGATGTTTACAAAGATTTCACCTGTTGATTCAAGGGGATATCATATGGCAACATCTCTTCCATGTTTATGTAATATTGAGCCGGACTATAAGAAAAATGCTCCTACCCATTGGGTTAACGGTTTTGGAATTGTAGAGCATTTGCCTGCCACAGGTTTCTTCAATCTATATACCATTATCATAATCGAAGGATCATTTATGTTCAATGGTAAATATTACGGCAAAACGATATAGCAGGCAAAAAAAGAAAGTGGGGTGAGTCATCGCTTTCCTGGAACGGGCCTCAGGCGACTCGACCCAAGAATCCCCACAGGCTTAGCTCCCCACTTTCTTTATGAAGATTAAGTATGATACCAGGACATTGAATAATTCAATATCAAATGGTATCATACCGCTTCTTCAATCTTATTAATAAAACACTTTTCCGAAGTAAAGCCAGACCGATGCTGAAAGCATGGCGCCCAATATAAATGTAACTGCGGAGAATGGGAATGGCTGATCCTTTTCCAATCTATCAATTCGTTTTCCCAAGATGGAATCGGTGGCTGCGTCGAATATCTGTGCCCTTTCATATTCCATTTGAAGCAAGTTCAGTCTGACCGGTTTGTCTTCAGGAGTTGCTTTTCCAATGATGATTTCCAATTTGGGGTATCTTGCTTTGATCTCATCCATGTTGTCCCGACCGTTAACCGATACTATTTCTCCTGAATCGAATGTTGACAAATCCTCATTTTCAAGAACGAATTTTTCATCCATGAGTGGTACCCTCCTATAGTAAAAATGGTTAGTTGTATTCTTTCACTTATTAATATATATAGTAAGAACAAATTAAATGAAACTCTCGCACGATATAAACCAACAGACTTTAAATACAAAAACGAGGTCTTAGTCTGTGACCTGAAAAAGGAGATACTATCATGACGTATAAAGACAATTTCGTAGTAGAAGTAAAATGTGAGGGGCACATCCTCAGAGTCACTCATGGAGAAGTTCGCCTACCTTATGGAAGTGAATACACACTTCTTCTCAAAAACCTCAACTCAAGAAGAGCATCAGCAAAGGTCAGTATCGACGGACAGGATGTTCTCGACTACAGTTCTCTAATTCTTGATTCAAATTCTAGTACTGAACTTCAAGGATTTCTTAGCGGTTCGATTGTTAGAAATCATTTTAGATTCATTCACAAAACAAAAGAGATTCAAGCTCATAGAGGCGATAGAGTTGACGATGGATTAATTCGAGTTGAATTTGCATTTGAGAAACCTGATCCTGTCATTGGAAAGAAAGTAATCATCACTGAGCATCACGATGTTTACCATCACCAAATTCCTCCATTTCATTGGAATCATAATAATTGGTTCACTGGAGACTCAACTGTTAAATACGGATCAGCAGGCGATAATTTTACAATGTCAAATTCAGGAGATCAAGTTAAAGGAATGGCTGAGAATTCTCGCAGTTTTGATGCTCCAAATATCAATATGGTTCAAGTTGAATCTCTTGGTCAACCTCTTGACGATGAAGGAATTACTGTCAAAGGATCTGAATGTAACCAATCATTTAGATATGGAGCTATTGGAGAATTAGAACAATCTCAAGTTATTACAATTCAACTCAAGGGTTTGAATGGAACTGGTTCTCAAATACAACAACCAGTAACAGTATCAACTAAACTTGTGTGTTCATCTTGTGGGACAAAATCTAAATCTAATTTTAAATTTTGTCCTTCTTGTGGAACATTCTTAGAATAAACAAAAAATCGTGCGAGTGTAAATAGAGGCCACCAGGTACTTGAGTGAAAACTAATATGTAGGTTTTCACTCCCTGGTACCCTATTTTACGTTAAATATTTTTCATTCTCCATTTAATATACGGACATCCTTTTGTCACACGATAAGCAAACATTGCTTTTTTACCATTCATGTTGGTCAATTTGAATTTAGTAATGTCTACCATACCTTCTGCTGCTTCGTGAGCCGCAACTTGTGAGAAATAAATTCCCAATACTTTTGGATTCTCTTCAATTAAATCTTCTCTATATAATTTAAACATTGTTTTCCCCCGATTTAAAGATTTGTATCATTCTTCACTTATTAATATATATAGTACCAAACCTACTCAATAATTAGAACAAAATATAAAGTATACCACCTTTAGAAGGAAACCAAAACATGGATAAGAAAATCGAGACAATAGAGATTGTCGCAAGGGATTTTTATGGCGACAACTGTTTAAATGATTCAGTTGGTAAACCGTCAAGAAACAAACTCGGAAATCCACAAGGTTATGTGGAAATCTATGAGGTGGATGAATCTGGTAATAAGAAACTAGTTGGAAAACACAATCTAGTTCTTTATATTGGTAGAGAATGGTTGGCGCAAAGAATAGTTAATTTTGATAATTCAAATGTTACTTCAGACAAAGATGAGTTTATTAGTTGGTTTGGTCTTGGAGATGGTGGTGTCATTCCAGGTGACCCATTGAATCCAGCACCTCCAACATTAACAGATACAAATTTAAATTCTCAAGTTATGATAACCGCATCAGATTCGTCTGCTTCTGATTATTATTTAATCCCAGATGCTGAACATCCAGAAACGGGTTATTACAAGATTCCATTTGATTCAATTGAATTTGAACAAGATGCACTTAATGACGATAAATGGTTAGTTATCAAAATTGTTACTACAGCGGGAGTTACATATGCTAACGATAAACAGTTAAGCGAGGCAGGTTTATTTACATGTCAATCCGCCTTGGGAGGACAGGACCCTAGAAATTATACAATTTTTTCAAGAGTTACATTCCCGTCCATTGTTAAAACAGCTGATCGAAGACTGATCTTTTCTTGGTTCTTATACGTCTAATTACAAAAGGATTTTAGACTCTTGAAAATGATTTTATACTATAGACCTGGAGAGAAAGGAAAATAAAGAATTATAGAGATTATTACACTATACACTAGAAAAATTAACTAGGAGGAAACTGATATGGCTGCTAATGTATCTCCGGGCGTATTCAGCAAAATTATTGACCTTTCGCAATTCGTCCAAGCAGTACCTTCCACTATCGGCTTTATTGCCGCCCTTACCGAAAAGGGGGAAGACAACGTTTTAAAGTTCGTTGGTTCAAGATCTGATTTTATTTCAGAGTTTGGAGAGCCAAACATTTCGACGTATGGTAAAAATTATGGACAAGGTCCTTATTGTGCGTACAACTATTTAGGAGAATCGGGATCTTTATATTTCATGAGAACTCTTCCTGATAATGCTACGTATTCAAACATCAGGATCGATGCCACAGTTGCACCAGGCGACTCAACTGCAGGATACCAAATTACATTTGTAGAAGGAATGAATGACACAGATGAACTTCAAACCAATCTACAGCAAGATGGTACTGCATATCCAATTTGTTTCTTGTATCCAATCGGAAGAGGTCAATGGTATAACAAATTAGGAATCAGACTTACAGAAGTGTCTAACCCAACCCTCTGGGATCAGTATATCATCGACATCTACGAGAGACAAACAGATGGACAAGATGCAATTATTGAATCCTTTGGAGTTTCATTTGAGCAATTTGCTCGAGACACAGCGGGGGAATCAATCTGGATTGTCGATGTGCTAAACACATATTCAGCGGTGTTAAGGGCAGAGATGTGGATTGATCAAGATACGGATCGTCTATCTGCTGGATATGATGAAAATATTAGATTCTATGATAAAGACATTGATACAAATGTCACTGCTGTTACTACAGCTGGTTCTGCAACTATCACAGATATCAAACAAAACTTTGCTGACTGGGAAGGAACAGGAACAGGAGAATATGTTGTTGTTGCTAAGGATGCAAGAGGAGTTGAAATCTGGGGTTGGATGGGTCTTGCAGGCGGTATTGATAGTGAAGAAGTTTCTGTTTATTCAGAAGTTTCATTATCAACTAATTCATGGAATGGTAACGTAACTGATTTCGATGATGCTTCTCAAATTGAGTATCGTATTAAGAAATCATACGGATCTGTTGCCGCAGCATTCACAAATGCTGATCCTGTGCCAATGAGAAAAGGTAGTGATGGTGATCTATTACAAGCTGACGGATCATTAGATTCTGCAGAAGCTACACAATTACTGAACCAAGCCTATAGTGGTATCATTGACGATAACGTACTCGACAATGAAAATACTTACTTCTCAATGGTATTTGATTGCGGTTATCCATCAGATGTAAAAACTGCAATCAGTACACTTTGTCAGACAAGACGTGACTGTGTTGGTATTCTTGACAATGGCGACAATTCTACTTCGAATCTAGCACTTTCAACAAGAACTAATGTCAATACATTCAATAATTACTTCGTTGCTCTATATGAATGTTACAATAAAGTATATGACGCATTTACAGGACAAGATGTATGGTTCTCACCGATTTATCATATGTCTTATATCCTACCAAGAAACGATACTGTTGCTGAGCTTTGGTTCGCAGCAGCTGGTTTCAATAGAGCTGCAATCGACACAATTAAAGAACTTCGTTATAATCCTCGTCTTGGTCAGAGAGACCAACTGTATCTAAAACAGCTGAACCCAATTGTGAAATTCAATCCGGGTTATGTTGTATGGGGTCAGTTAACATCTCAAGCTAAGGCAAGTGCTCTACAAGATCTGAACATCGTTCGACTTGTTCTGTACATCAAGAGAGCATTTGAGGACTTCTGCCGTTTCTTCATCTTTGAGCAAAATGATGAAATTACCTGGAGTCTTGTTTCAGGTAGACTGATTGACTTCCTTGAAGTTATCAGAATGAAACGTGGTCTAACAAACTACTCAGTGGAAGTAAGCGCAACAGATTACGAAAGACGTACGAAGAGATTCCACGTCAACGTAACCTTAGAGCCTACCAGAACTGTTGAGCAGATTGAACTGAACTTCTTTATCGTATAAAGTTGAGCCCGACAAGCAAAAAAAGGAGTCGCCCATAGTATCAGGGTGACTCCTTTTTGCCGTCGTTGATCAGGGAGCCAGGGGTTTTCCTAACGGCACAACTGATAACGAATGTTTTAATGAACCATCTAACAGTTTGGTTGTATAGACCAGGTAAGTTAGAGTGTTCATCTTCACATCATAAAACCTTGCAATCTTCATGACCTTAGATCCAATTGATTTGCTTATGTGAGCAATGTCTTTATTCGCTTCTTTATTGATGATCTGTTTACCATCTTTATCAACAGGAATGTCTCCGGTCAGTCTGGCAGCAATTGAAGTGTTGCTGGGATCTGCCAGAGCGAATACTTTGCCACTTTTTACAGTTGTGAAGAAGATGGAAACGAATGGATTCTCGGGATCCTGAACTCGAATTATTTTAATAACATCATTCCCATCAATCATTCTTTTGATACAAGTGACTTCACCAATCTGAACTGCATCAACACCTGCCTGAGCAATCGCCACAAGTATGAAAGTGCTAAGAACGAAGATTACGATGCCTGTCCATTTCAAAAATTTCTTCATACATCCTCCTTAATCGAATTTATAGTTGGTTTCGTTTAACTCCTTTTGAAATTGACTCAGCTCAAGGATTGAATCCCATGCTTCATCAATTATGCTTTGATTCAATAATGGTACTATGTTGACAATGAGAAAACTTATACGTTCAACCTCTTGCCCAGCAATATAAGACATTCTGCTCTCTTCGTATCGTTGTGCGAATCTTTTATATTCGTCTTGACTTCTTCTAAGAGGATTATCAATCTTCTTTAGGATCAAATTTAATTCAGTCATCAATTGAAGAAAGAAGAAGCATGATGTAGGATTAAGCAATGCATTGTTCATAGTAGTGAATACAGCGGACCCCGCAACTGCATCTGATATTATTTTAACTTGATCCTTATCTATATCTTTGATAGCAAACATACCAATATGCTCTCTCATAGATAGATGACTTATGCAGTCAAAGTCTGGGGGAACTGCGACAAACTCTGCCATAACATAGTTTTTAACATGCGTATTTTTTTCTCTAACACTATCAAAATCTGCTACCTTCATATTCCTCCTAGTGTTGGCTAATGTGGATCTTTGGAAGTCCTCCCCAGTTGTTTTCGTGTTCCAGTGCAGAAAAGATTCCACCGTCTTCATCACCGTAGCTAAAATAGTAGACATAACCATCCCCGCTTTCGTTTATAAACTTCTCCGCCATTTCCTTTGCCTGAGCAGAACTATGAATTTCATATTCTTCATGGAACTGATCTCGCCATGCTCGATTTTTATAGAGATTTAGTTGTTCTATACCCTCTCTTTTGCAGAATTGTTTTTCATATTCCCAGTGGTCAATTAATCCACGAACACAACCACATTTTAGTTCAGTTGCCATTTTTTTGATACAGGAAGGACCGACTTTTTTTGCCTTCTGTTTAACTGCATCTCTAAAAATAATAGGCTGAAAGTCAAGACGATGTATATATTTAGAAACATCGTCTTGACTTTTAATTCTACATGGCCAAATTACAATAAATGACGAAGAGCTTGAGTTAGTTACAAAATCAGCCTTTAGCTTCACTTTCCACAGCTCCTTTCATGGCGTCTAGGTAATTGCTCATTGAAACTCCAACTGAAACACAAGTAAGAATCCACCATAGCATAACCCACCACCATCCAAGTGATACACAGAATAGCACATGTATAAAATAAACGGCCATGAATTGTTTGATGGGTTTGAATTTACTTTTAAACAACGCCGCTCCCATGAAGATGATCATCAGAACAACGGATAGAAACGTATAGATGTTTTCAGCCCATTGTTGTTTACCATATCCTCCGATGATTCCGACTACCAGAATACCAACCATCATTGCCAATCCAACATAATTCTGTTTTGTTAATTTCATAGATTCCATAGTATCTCCTTTTCATAGGCCCAGTGGGCAACATTGATTTTTTTTAAGCATTTGTCTGAATTGTTTGAATGGTCTTGAGCGATTCCATATGTATTCAATGTCCTTTTTCTTGGTTATAGGAATAGCCCATTTCTCTTTGTCGGCGAAACTACAAGGCATGAACCTCATATCAGGTGTAATGTATCCTGACATCCTTGCCGCCTCACATGAGTCAATTGACATACGCTGAATCTCATTTGGTTCAATCCTTTTCAAAACATGATTGATCAAACAACTATCCATGCCAATTTTGAACTTTGCTTTGTTGTTGAATACGAGGTTGGAGAAGTTATCCAGTTCATCTTCAAGAGGTTTCCATGGAAGCTTTTCCCCTGCTCCTGCTGGTTTAAATAATAGAAAGATTACAGCATTCAGTCGATCAAGATCAACAAGACCCACCCAAGGATCATACCCGTATAATATTTTCATGACTGAACCATATGAACCATAGTGAAAAATAAGATGAATGTTGGTTTTTATCCCTGCGTTCATAAATTTATTCAATGCATCATATGTGTAACTTTGATAATAGTCACTAACTGCAACCGCACCACACAGTTTTGATATTTCAATATGCTCAGGTGTGAGGTCAATTCCACTGGTTGTGTAGTTTGGCACAACACCATTTGATCGAGCATATTTAACGATTTCCTCAAAATCTTCATGATGATTGGGATCACCACGACCACCTAAAGCAACTTGATTCGTATGATGCTTTACTTGATCTATAATAGATTTGAAATCTTCAAGCTTCATATTCGGTTCATTTTCATGGCCTTGATAACAGAATCGACACTTATGCTTACAGTGACCCATAATACCAACATCAAGAAGTGAGGGGAGATCCAACGCAAATGGATCTTCTTTTCCATCTCTTCCCTGCATGACTTCAACGCCTGATACTGTATTGAAGTAAATTTCATAGTCTTGGTTTCTAAACGCTTTATTAAACATCATAGCTTTTTCATTCCGAATCCTTTGGCTTTTTCTTTCTTTTCCAAAGGTTTGATAGTTTCCACTTCGTTTTTGGTTTCAATAGTTTCTTCTTCTTCCGGTTTGATATCTTGTGTCTTGTCAACTTTTGGTTCCTCCTTTTCTGTTTCTGTCAATGCCTTGTCCAGATCCTCTATTTTTTCTTCAAGGACAGACACGCCATCTTCAATTATAGTTGTTCCCTTCTCTACTATCTTACTTATCCTTTCATCTATAGATGGTTGTTTTTCTTTGATAATCTCACCCTCCTCCACTGTGACTGATATAGTCTTGTTATCCTTTTCGTCATCGTCGTCAAAAAGAAAATTGTATCCAACGATGAGGGCCAATATCATTGGCCAACTAAAAATAAAACCGCTACTCTTTTTCGACATGTTTACTCTCCCTCATAAAAAAATTAGTTAGCAAATACTCT